CTACACAACCCCCCCCGGGTAAACGGTTCTATTACTAGAACCGCGATCCTAGGGCTACTACACCCGACAAGAGTGTCGGGAGAGTAGTATGTGTAGAGGAGGCCACCATCTAAGGCTGAGCCATACCTGATCAATCCATATGGATCTTCAGAGTGTGCCACGGCTAGGGTAGGAAGAGTCCTACCATAAGATGTAGGTCATGAGTTAGCATCGGAGGTGCGACCTTATAGACGCCGCCGCTCCTGGGATCTAACAAGTACCCCAGGAGATTGGCTGGCCATCTATTTGGACACCTTCGAACCACCTTTCTTACGGCGCGGCCTGTACCCGGACTTTGGTAATACTTCATGAGTCTGTACCACATGAACTAAACTCTCCAAGGAGAGTGAGTCAGAGATGGACAGATCACGAAGCATACCAATGCCCTGGCACATGGACGTGACGTAATTAAGAATGGTTGCCTTGCTCATGGCCGCGGTTTTACTTGTCCTAGTCGATAAGGCGGCAAATGGGTCCAGGAAGAGGCGGACATCTAAGTGCAACCATTGCGCTATGTCATCCGATTCCCTAACCAAATGTGCCTTGTCGAACTCCAATTGTAGGAATCGTACATTTCGTACGAGACCTGCAATCGGAGGCAAGGACAGTAGTAGCGATTGGGCATCCAACCCTTCAGGCACCAGATCAACAAATTTCCCAAGTTCCAACTGGAACTTTTGAAATGAACCGATCTGGCGCTTGATGGCTTCTTCTATGACCCTCGCCTTACATTCGTTCAATAGAATCAGGACGCGCGTCCCGGCTCTAAGGATTGAATTACAGGAGAGAGCGGACGCCAGCAATATCGAGGCCAAAGTATTGGTCTTGTATCGCCGGAGCCCCCGCGAGTCCTCACGGACAGGTAGCAAGAAGAATCTCCAGGCCTTCTCAGCAAGGCGAGTCGATCGACTCGCCATGCCGAGAATGCTGAAGAGGTCAGCCAACAAGCCCCGGGAAACCAGTGTTTCAGATCGAGGTAACCAACGTCCCTCTAGCTCTCTTAGCCAGGTCGCGACCCCGTAGAAGGAAACATGAGTAATCAGTGACGTCGGCACGACGTTTGATTTATCATCCACCTTCCGCGAGCGCACGGCCTCGAAAAGAGAACCAAGGGGAGCGCCAGTTACTTCCGTACCATTGTGGATCCATCGTTTAGCGAATTCGTATGTGTCGGATGACACGTGCGATTTCGTTTCTGAGATTTCCACACCTAACTCGTTCATGATAGCACGGTAATGCATAGCAACGGCATCGTCACCGATGACGATATCGTCGCCAAGCAGAACGTAGTTACTAAACGTGACGGGCTTCCCCGCGCGTTGAGCAGCTACCCGGACTATCACATGGTGGCAGATACTGAAAATTGCCCAGGAGCTATAAGCGCCCATAGGTTGGCCACAGGCATACCGTACGGTAGTCTTTTTGTGTCTAACCCATGAGACGTCATAGTCCCGGTCAATAATCAGTCTACGCCATGCGTCCGCATAATCCGCTGCAATTAACACCGACAGCACCGCCACCTGTAGCCATACAGGGAAGCGATCTGTCGCGGCTGTTAAATCCAGCGAATGATACGGACCGGAACGAGCCAGTTTGGCGCGAAAGGAACCTTGGTTATAGGTACAATCGCTCTTAAGGCCACGCAAGAAACTCATTGCTGAGTCATGCAGGGGCTTGAGGGCGGATTGAGACCAGTAATCAAGGATAGCAACGATCCTCACCTTTGACTCCTTATCCCTGACTAGTGAAAGTCTAGCCGACCTCCCTTTAGGGGTCAGCTTAAACTTCGCTAACCAGGCTAGGGGGCTGAAGTTACGGACGCTTGCAATCGCATCAAGGATGCCTTTCCCACCTAACACAGCGATGTCTAACATCTGCTGAGCAGTTAGTAAGTGGGCATCCTCGACCGATCCTAACATAGCCTGGGCATTCGGACCAGCTTTGGTGCTCACGTGGCATTCGACCCATTCGGGCCGAACTAGCTTCCAACCGAGCGCCGTTACCGTGCGGACCACCTCACCAACTAATGTTGGGATAATGGGTGGACCCGGACGGGTAATGGTACTCAGGTCGGGAGCTTTCCAGCCTGGCAAGACCCGGGAAATACCCAAAAGGGTAAACCCGAATCTTAACAGGGTGGAGTCACGTGAGGTAAACAACGGGACCAGCGGATTGCCGATTGGCAAACCGAATGTGTCTAGTTGAACACCGAAGCCGGGTGATTCAGACAAAGGTTGCCTACACAGGAACCGTGTAAACGCTAGGCGGGTCGCCTTGACCCATCCTATTGTTTCCACCGTCCCACGTGTTACAGCCCTAGCCTGAACCAGCCGAACCCATAACTGGATTAATTCAATATGAGACCCAACCGGTAGATAGAACCTACAGATCCACCTTACGGTAATCTGGAAGAGACTAAATATCAGTTTAAGTTTCATGTTGATTAGGTGTTCTAACCTAGGGTTAGTCCAAACGGATTGACCCCTAGCGTTAGCTATTTCTTAGTATTTTACGTTGAATCCTCCGAAGAACGGAAACGACGAGCCCCCTAAGAGGGACTAGGACCAACTCACTCACGACCTCACAGGCGTGATATGAGACCTCGGCTTGAGCACTGAGTTCACTCACCTTCGTGTGAG